AATAATCAATCAAATGAATGGCTGATCCTTTTTGCTGACAAAACCAAATAGCAGTCTTATCTCGCATACCTAAGTCCCAAAAAGTATCTACTTTTAAGGTAGAGTCATAAGGAACTTTTGTAATCCTGTCTTCTTTGTCCGCTTTGGATAAAGACATAGCGTAAATAGAGCCAATCGCAGAACTTTCAAAGCTACATTCGTATTCTGCCTCGTATATTTCAGGGGGCATTAACTTTTTAGCTTCGTCTAGTTCTTCTTGGTCAACAACACCAGTTTCACTAGCTTTAAATATCTCTGCATACCAATTCTCATCTTGCTTTCCATGATTATAGAGTTCAAAAAAAGAATTATGGCCTGCTGGAGTTCCAATCGCTATCATGAAGCCTTTACGATCTGATAAAGCAGGACGAATAACTTCTGTCCACATCTTCGGTGGCATTTGTGCTACCTCATCAAGAACCACTCCGTCAATGTATAGTCCTTTTAGGGTATTAGGGCGTTCACAGCCTAATAATTGAATCCTGCCCCCATTGGGCAGATCCGCTCTTAATTCGGTCTCATGGTACTCCATTTGGGGTAAAACAGAGGTATAATGCTTTAGGTAGTCCCAAGCTATTCTTTTCGCCATACTGTATGTCGGTGCGATATAATAATAGCGAGGTCGAGGAAGTTTATTTTGTAGGCACTTCTTAATAATCTCGTTGACTGTTAAAACAGTCTTTCCAAATCGTCTATGGCAAACTAAAACATTAAATCTTTTTAAGTTTTTGTGTATTTGCTTTTGTAATGGTCGGGGTTTATAGGGTATTGTAATTTTCATTAAGCATCTTTCTTTTCCCCCCGATAGATGTCTTGAATACGAGCCACAGTCTTGTCAGAAACAACACCTCTTCCCGAATGTTGTGTAATTGGAGTCTTCTCGTTGATTTCTTTTACAAAAAGAGCAAATACATCAATTTTAGATTTAGATTTTTTTGTTTTTTTCATTTGAATAATGGTCTCCGCATAAGAAATAGTATTGTCTAAATGCGTCTTTCGGCTGAATGGCGAAAGTTCCCCAAGCATCACAATACAAACAAATCTTTTTTTGCATTTGTTCTTTTCTATCCCAATTCAATATGGTCAATTCGCTATGTAATTTACCTTCAGGGATATCTTTTTTGTTCAAAGTAAAATCAATCATGCTATAAATCAGATATGCTGATGTAGTTCAGTGGTAGAACGCTATCTTGGTAAGATAGAAGTCGGAAGTTCGATTCTTCTCATCAGCACCAAAAAGGCCCATGAGAAAACTGTACTGGGTTGAAATCACTCCTAATATTAATATTAAGATACCAAAGGGGGTGCTTAACATATATCAGGCCATTATTAATCAATAATTAGCCCAATTTAGAGCCAACAACTGCAAACTGTGTGATTATTGTTGATTTATAAGGCTTTTTAATGATTTTGTACTAATTTTGTTCAATTATTAGCAGAATAATTAAACTTTATAGCGGTTTCTAGTGAATATTCTTCCCCTTTTTATTAATTTTCTTCTTATAAGGGTTTCTGTGTAAGTTATGAGCGTTTTTATAATTAAATAAACTATTTCAACACTTTTCAAAACAAAATCTATTAATCTAAACACATTTCTATTAATAAATTCATCATATTTCTTTAAAATATCTATAAATTTTATCATTTATCCCAATCAATTTTAAAGGATTGGTTTTCAATGTTTCCGATAGTCATTTGTTGATGACTTCCGTATTTCTTTGCATGTAGCTTTGAAGCTAGCCACTGTTTATTTTTAATAAGTGTTTCTACTGCCTTTACTTCTATAATATCTGCCTTCTTTGTCTTGGCTCTTTGGACTGTGTCTTGTGCTATGTGTTCAATCTCGCCGAGTGTGTATTCTATTCCGTCTTCTTTCGCTTGGTCGTACTTCTCTCGCAAGTCAGCTTTATTTCTAAGCCATGTTCGCCATGTAGGCCATGTAATACCCTCATCTATAACAGCAGTTCTGATTGATTGACCTGTTGCTAATCTCTCTAGTATGGATTCTACTATGTCCTTGTTATATTTTGTTGGCTGTCCCATTGTTTTTTAATGTAAAGTTTCGTTTATAATTTCTTCCTCGAATTGTTTAGAGTGTTTAAAAGCGTCAATGAATGATTTGGCTTGGCTGTTATCGTCAAAGTTATCAAATCGCAACATGACTACCGCTTGGCCCCCTTCATCAATTAAATATATAGTCGTCTTCAATTCCTTTGAGCCTTGCCAGTCTGTTGTAGAAAACTGAAAAGATTCTTTCAGATTGGCTTTTGTCTTCTTCTTTGATTTTGTCATGTAATTTTAAAATATAATCGGCCTCTAGTTCACACAGCCCGCAAATATAGTAAAAACTTGGTGATTTTAACCACAGTTTAGCCTCTTTAATTAGTCTTTTATCTTCTTGGTCTGGATTCGGGCTTGTTAGTCCTGTACTGTCTAATATGTTGCGTGTAAGAACATTAAGCCATAATTTTAATTCGGCTTTCATGGTTTGAAATTTGTTGAAATTTAGAGGGAATTATCGACTCTATTAAAATTTATATATTAACTAAATTAAAATCTAAATGGGAACTAATGGGAACAATTTTAGAACAGTACAAAAAAAAAGGATCAAATCCCCTTATTTTTCAATGAAAAAAAAAACTTGACTTATTCTTGGTAATTGTTTAAGTTTTAACCATAATGAACAAAATTAAGCAAATTAGTTCGTTTTGGATAAACAAGAAACCATTCAGAACAAATACTTTCAAAATAGATCGAAAAACTTTGGAACAATTTTGGAACACTTTTTTTCTGTTTGGTTTCTTCTCTTATGGAGTAAAAAACAATGACACAAGAAAAAAGATGCTCTGAATTAGTTCAGGGCATGTTCGACAGAACCGAAAAGGACTGGAAAGAAGCCCAAGAATATTTCGACATAGAAGAATATAAAAGGCCTATCAATGAAGAGTTCGCACCCTTCGAAAGCCTTTTTGATTATGTAAATCAGAACGCACTATCTTGGGACTTTGTAGAGCGTGACACATTTAACGATCAGACTAGACCTTATTATCGCTTACAGCTATCTTATGGCGGGCCTTCTGATGAATTTCGCATTTATGTAGATAGCGAAATAACAAGCCCTTATATATCAATAGATAAGATTGAATATTGGTATTTAGATTGGTTTGACGGGGCAAGCGTTGAGGTTCCGATTGATTCAGTTTGTTATGATGTTTGCTCGTACTTCTTAGAGGGTGAAAGTCCACGCAGTCCCGTTGATTATTTATCAATCGAGCAATATAACGAACATTTAGAAGAGGGCTACCATGCATAATTACTTACATGGTTTAAACGGCCTTGATTTATTCGATCATGCCCTTTTGTTCATTACCTTTTACTTATGTATTAGGGAATTAATTAGAATCATTAATAGGCGGTAACATGTTCACCAATGAAGAAAAAACACTTCTAGCAAGAACCAACTATATACAAAAATCGCATATAGGAAAAACTAAGCGTCAATTATTAAAAGAAAAAAATCAAATAGGCAGAGAAAGAAAGAGAATTTCAAAAATTCTTCCTGTTGATTATTTCACTAATAAGAATGAAGGATAAATATAGCATGTTTAGATATGTAATAGCAGACGATAAACAATCAATAGACTTTAACAAAAGAATATTGAAAGCAATAAACACGAGAGAGAAACACCAAAAGTTTAATATGTTTCTTGACCCTAAATTTTTTTACACATTCAGAAAGATCAGAGGTGATAGATGAATCTAATAGTTCAAGTTAAAAATGTATATGGGAATGAATTAGTTTATCCTATATGCGAAAAGGCTTTGAAACTTTGTCAGCTTACAGGACAAAAAACTTTCAGCAAGTTTGCTATCAGTACCCTTAAAAGTCTTGGTTATCAATTCACACATAAAGAGATTGAGGTATAAAATGCTAATAACTAAACCACATGAAAATATAATAAGAATATTTCTTGATAGTGTTAAAGAAAAGGACAAAGCCCTAAAGTATTTATTAAATAAAGGGTGCGTTAAAACAAAATATGTTGAGCCTTTTCTATTATCTGCCCCTGAATATTTAGGACAATTAAAAGAGGAAGGGCAACAATGAAAGAATATACATCAAATATTGTTGTTACCTTTTCAATCAATAATTTAGAGGCGGAAACCAAAGAGGAATACATTGAAAAGATAAAAGATCAATTTAGTGAACTTCATGGCATAGAATTAATGACCCATGAAATACAAGACATTGAGGAAGTAGAGGTAAACAATGACAATAAAAGAATTAATAAATCAATTAAATAACTTTAACGAAAACGAAATAGTAAGGTTTTATTTTCTACAAGGTGGCGTTTTAAATGGTTGTGAATTAGAAACAATAATTCAAGCCGATAC